ATATCAGCTACATCAACAATTTATATTTTAAAAGAAGCACCGAATGGATTTTATCAATTGTCGTTTGGTGGTAATGGTATTCTAGGATTAAGTCCTGCTGCTGGTAGTACTATTACTGTTGACTATATATCAACAAAAGGCGCAACTGCAAACTCAGCGACTGGCTTTACTGCAACTGATACTGTGACAGTTCTTGGAACTGCACGAACTTTGACTGTTACGACAACAGCCGCTGCAATTGCAGGTGGCGAAAAAGAAACAATTGAATCAATCAGAACAAATGCACCATTCCAATATGCAACGCAAAATAGAATGGTAACACCCGAAGATTATACTGCTATTATACTACGTAACTTTTCAACACTCATAAATGATATATGTTCATGGGGTGGACAAGATAATCCTGAACCTAAGTTTGGTACAGTCTTCTCGGCAATTGATTTTGAAGATGATGTAACCGCAGCTGTTCAAGCATCAACTAAAACTTCTATTGAAAATCTTGTAAACCAACTTGCTGTGATAGCATTTAGTATAGAGTTTGCAGATCCGGTTGATACGTTTATTGAAACAGATTTATTCTATCAAATCAATCCAGATTTAACTCCTCTTTCAACTAACGCGATTACGACTTCTGTTAAAACTGTTGTGACTGATTACTTTACTTTAAATACTGGTAAATTTAAAAAATCATTTAGACGGTCTGCTCTTCTTACACTTGTAGATGAAGTCAGTTCTGCAGTTCTTTCAAGTAGAGCTATTGTACGTATGCAACAACGAATTATTCCAACACTTAATGTATCTAATTCATTCACGCTTACTTTTCCATCGACTATTGCAATTCCGGCAGCAAAAGCAGTTCCTACTGACGCTGATTTTATAGTAAAAAGTAATTCATTTACAGTTGATGGACAAACATGTCGTATTGTAAATGAGCAAGCTCCAAATGTAGCAACAACTAAACTTCAAATAGTAGCATCTGGTACTGGTACAGTCATTGTAGATAATATCGGATCATACAGTACAACAACCGGTATTCTTAGCATTGTTGGATTTACGCCAAATGGATTACTTGGTGGAACAACATTTATTAAGATATCTGCAACTCCAGCAAATCAAAGTGCTATTGTTCCAGAAAGAAATAATATTATTAATTACGATCCAGACGCAAGTACCTTTACTGCGGTTGCTACAGAAGCTGATTATTAAAAATGGCAGATAAAACACTTTCAGATATAGGTAGACGCGAGCTCGATTTCACTGGAAATCAGATAGCAGAAGCATTACCAGAATGGTTTAGAGAAGATAATCCTAAGCTTATTACACTATTTGAAAAGTACTATGAGAATCTAGATAGTGATGGTCACTTTGGTCATCAGCTACATACCATCCCTACTCTACGAGATATATCACAGACTGCCAAATCAAATATTACATTTATAGAAGATGAACTTTTACTTGGACAGAACTATGTTGAAGGTATTCTAGATAATCGAACTGGTGCAGAACTTTCAAATAACTTTTATAGATCAAAAGGTACTAAGTTCGGTATCGAACGATTCTTTAAAATGTTTTTTGCCGAAGTGCCAGAAGTAATATACGGTAAAGATCTTGTAATGAAAGTTGGTAATAACATTGGTCCTGAAACTGGATTAAGAATTACTGATCCAACAATATATCAGTTCTGGGGAATACTTATTAAATCAGGTATTTCTTCATCTGACTGGTTAGAATTATATAAACTGTTTGCACATCCAGCTGGTATGTACGTAGGCGCAGAAGTTGCAATATCAACTGCAAATGCTGATATTAGTTTTGATTTTATGCCAATCAGTGTTGCAGAAGATGAGGTTGCTGCTCAATTCGTAAGTTCTGCTAGCGCTACACCATTTGCGTTCCAAGATCTTTCTGGTATTATTGGTACTACGAAGAAACCATACGACTCCGATGGATCAACTACAGGCGGAGCATTCCGTGTTGACTTTGATAGAGTATTTGCTTCATCGTTTACAGATTCGGCTGGAAATAATGTAGATCTTGTATCACCATTTGATACAATTGTTGATTACGGTGCTGTTACTGGCAGTGTTACTCTTACACTCGATAAAGGCTTGGTCACTGCTGTTGCAACTGTTGATTCAGATTACGGTGCATTCACTATCAATCAATTCGGAACTCTTGGTTATGTTCAAAATACATACGGAGATATCTTTAATGCTGCTAGAATTAGTTCTGAAACATTCGATCATGATTCAGATGCTGGTGGTAATAAACTCTTCTCTAATACACAAATTAATTTTGATGCTGATGAATTTAAATATTATACTGATTCTGCATAAAAAAAGAGTATAAATACATACAAATCGAAGGTTAAAAAATGGCAAGACAAACAATCAATACCGGTACAGTGGCAAACGATAACACCGGCGATACTATGCGTAACGCTGGTACTAAGATTAATGCCAATTTTTCAGAAATTTATACTATTCTAGGTGGGGATAGTGTTACACCAACAACTACAATGTCATTTGGTACTAATACTATTGTCGCTGAAGGTTCAGTTGCCGATGATCATGAAACTACTTTAGCATTTACAAATCCAACTGCTGATAGAACTATTACATTTCCGGATGAAACAGGAACTGTTCAGCTGACAGGTGGATCACAGTCACTAACATCTGCAGTACTTACGACTCCGCAAATTCAAGATACATCTTCTAATCATAAATATATATTTGCTTCTTCTGAATTAGATTCTGATACAACAGTTAATCTGCCATTACTGACAGACAGTGATACATTTTCTTTTGTTGGATTCACTGAAACTCTTCTAAATAAAACACTTACAAGTCCTGTACTTACTACACCAAAATTTGCAGATGCAGGTTTTATAGCAGATGCAAATGGCAATGAAGCAATTGTATTTCAAACAGCAACAGGTGCTGTTAACCATGTTGAATTAACAAACGCAGCAACAGGTGCTGCACCTGCATTCAATGCGGTTGGTGGTGATACAAATGTTACAATGTCTCTTGCAGCAAAAGGAACAGGTTCACTTAATTTAAATAGTAAAATTAATTACACTACTGAAACTCTTACTGGTACAACAGTTGCTGCTTCTGCAGTTATTCCGGTGACTGTCCATAATGCAAGTTCTGCAATTGCAGCATCGCTTATCAATGGTACAGTTGCTGGTCAAATTAAAAAGTTTGTTAATATCGGCGCAGGTATAGTAACACTTACTCCGGCCACGTATGCCCAAGGAACTACAATCGTTTTAGCTCAGCATGATAATGCTGAACTCTTATGGACTGGTTCTACTTGGTATGACTTAGGTCAACAAACGTTACGTGACGGTGCTACTCTTAAAATTGGTGCACAGACAAGTGGTCTTGCGACTACTATCGGACACGCAACATCAGAAGTAACTGTAGGTGATAATCTTACAGTAACAGGTAATCTGACAGTATCAGGTACAACTACTACTGTTAACACTCAGACAATCAATGCAGCAAATGCACTTGTATTTGAAGGCGCAACAGCAGATGACCACGAAACAACTTTAACAGTTGTTGATCCAACTGCTGATAGAACAATTAATATTCCAAATCAATCTGGTACATTGCCACTATTAGCTGCAGTAAGTACTACAGCAATTACATCAACACCAGAAGAATTAAACATATTAGATGGCGCTACAGTAGTTGTAGGAGAAATCAATGCTCTAGACTTAGGTGCAACTGCAGTCGGTACTGCAATTGCTTCGAAAGCAGTTATATTAGATGCAAACAAAGATTATACAGGTATAAGAAATTTAACAGCAACAGGACAAGTAATAGGTGTTGGATTTACAGGAACATTAGATGGTGTATTAGGCAGCGGTGCAGCTGCAGCCGCAACCGTAACAACTCTTAATACAAGTGGTGCTGTTAACTTAAACCTCGTTACTGACTCAACAAGCTCAACTTCAGGTGCACTGATTGTTGATGGCGGCGTTGGTATTGCGAAAAAGTTATTTGTAGGTACAGACTTAGATGTTGATGGTACAGCTAACCTTGATATAGTTGACATTGATGGTGCAGTGAATATGGCAACGACCGCTCTTGTCACAGGCGTACTAACAACGACAGCTACACAGGTAGCAACTGGCGGAATTACAAGTGGTTCAAATATTGTTTCAGATACTGATTCCACTGACGACCTAGGTACAACTTCGGTACGTTGGGCCAATCTTTTTGTTGATGCTATTACTGCTACAGACCAAATCACAGCTACTGGATTTACCGGAACATTAGATGGTATTCTTGGTAGTGGTGCCGCGGCTGCTGCATCTGTAACAACTCTTGGTGCAAGCGGTTTAGTTACTGCTGCTGCAAAAATAGATATGAATGGTACAGAAATCATACTTGATGCTGATGCAGATACTTCTATTACTGCTGATACAGACGATCAGATAGATATTCGTATTGCTGGCGCAGATGATTTTAAATTTACTGCAAATACATTTACAGCATTAGCTGGTAGCAGTATTGTAATACCAGCAAGTGGTCTTACTATCGGAAGTACAGCAATGACTTCGACTGCAGCAGAGTTAAACTTGTTAGATAACGTATCTGGACTTGTACAAGCAGACTTTACTAAACTTGCAGCTGTTGATGCTACAGCAGCAGAACTAAATATTCTAGATGCAAGTGCTGGTAATACTGCAGTTGCTTCTGACGTTGCGTCAAGCGCTGGTGCAATCACATCAAATAATGCTAAAATATCACACACTATTACATTAAATGCTAACTTAGCAGACGATGCAATACATGCAGACATTGTAGTTACAAATGATAAAGTCCTTGCAACATCAGTTGTAATGGCAAGTGCTAGCATTGCAGTTGGTTTAAATATACATACTGTTATAGCTGGATCATTTAAAGTATCAATAACCAATTTAACAGGTGCACAAATGGATGATGATTCAACACTAATTGTAAATTACAGGGTAATCTAAGGAAAATAAAATGGCAGCGACAATTACAGCAGATATGAAAAAAAGATTCATCGATGATTTTAAACTCGATGCAGATTCTTCTGCAGTACGTTATTATATCGGTATATCAAGAAGCGAAGATTGGAATGATTCTGATACTGCTACGACTCCTGTTAATACAGAAAGAGAGCAACGTGATTTTAGACATGGATTACAAAGTGTCAAAGAAGTTACCGACTATTCTTTTGTAATACCACGTGTCAACTGGACTTCTGGTACAACTTTTGCTGCTTATAGTGATACAGTTGTAGCTCATCCAACTGTTCCTTACTACGCAATGATAGAATCAAATCAGGTTTATGTATGTCTTCGCCAAGGTACAAATGCAGCTGGTGTAACTCAGCCATCCACAGTTGCTCCATCTGGCACAACAACAA